CCTTCAAGGAGCGCTGGTTCTATTATAATATTGGAAGCAATCCGGGGCTCTTGGCGCCTTATCAGTTTGGGCAGCCAGATCCTATTCAGGACCTGATCAACAAACTTCGTGACGAGGGTACTAAGGAGTCTTATGAGCTGGCCAAGAAGCTCTACCCCAAGATGAGGTCGTATGCACCGGTCATCGTCCGCGGTGAGGAGGATCGAGGGGTTCGGCTCTGGGGGTTTGGCAAGACCGTCTACACGTCCCTTCTCAACATCATGCTCGACGAGGATTACGGTGATATTACAGATCCCCTCGAGGGACGTGACGTGAAGGTTATCTGTACAAAGCCTCCCGGGCGCCAGTGGGCGACGACCGAAGTTCGTCCCCGTGGCAAGCAGTCCCCCCTGAATGACAATCCGACCAAGGCCAAGGAGTGGCTCTCAAATCTTCCGGACCTGGATCAATTGTACAGCTGCAAGTCATCCGATGAGCTCGAGAAGATTATCAACGACTGGCTTACTGGGGACAGCGACATTGATAGTGTTGGCACAATTCGGGGATCTAGATCCACCGCGTCGACAGCTCCTGCAGCTTCCACCAGCGGCGACGCTAGTAGCAATTCCTCGTCGAGGTACAAAAGTCTTGATGACGCATTTGCTGATCTTGAGGATCTCTGAGATCCACATGAACTGAGCGAAACGGGAGGTATTACCTCCCGTTTCTGTTTGAACATGCGGCCGTCTTAAACTATAGTAGATAGACACGAGGAAGAAATGGCCAAGAAGAAGAAAACTCCCCTTCCAGAAGATTTTACTGATGAGCTGATCCGGTCTTTGAATAAGGAGCATGGGTCCCAGGTTGCATACAACCTGGCATATGACACATCTCCCACGCACGTTAAGAGGTGGATCTCAACCGGCTCAGCTCAACTGGACTACATAATTGCCAACAGGCCTAGTGGAGGTCTCCCTGAGGGGCGCATTGTGGAGGTATTTGGGCCGCCTGGAATTGGGAAGTCGCACATTGCAATTCAGATCGCGCGCTCAACCCAACAGATGGGCGGTATTGTCGTCTATATCGATACTGAAAATGCAACATCAGTGGAGAATTTGGACCTGTTGGGAGTGGATATCAGTAAGAGATTTGTCTACGTTGACACACACTGCACGGAAGAGGTCCTCTCCATCACTGAGGCCACTATTATGAAGGCCAAGGCTATGGACAAGGACGTCCCAATTACTGTTGTCTGGGATTCTGTGGCGGCCACATCACCCAAGGCTGAGCTCATCGGAGACTACGACAAGGACACCATCGGCCTGCAGGCTCGTGTCATTTCGAAGGGCATGCGGAAGATTACAGGCGTTATCGCAAACCAAAACGTTTTGTTTGTGATCTTGAATCAGATTCGGACCAAAATTGGAGTTATGTTCGGCGATCCCACAGTCACCCCTGGAGGCAAGGCAATACCTTTCCACTCATCAGTGCGCATCAAGCTCGGAGCAGGGCAGCAGATCAAGAATAAAAATGGAGACATCATCGGAATTAACGTCTCTGCAAAGACCATCAAGAACAAGGTGTCTCCCCCCTTCCGGTCATGCGCTTTCGAAATTCATTTTGGTAAAGGAATTGTCGAACACGAGCAGGTGTTTGACGTGCTTCGTAAGCATGGGGACGTCCTGACGGATGAGTACGAGATCTCCTTCTCCGGCATGGGCGCCTGGAAGACCCTGACCGTCACGTCAAGGGAGACGGGAGAGTCAATTGTTAAAAAGAAGTTTTACAAGGCAGATTTTATTGATGTGTGGAATAATCCGGCATATAAGTCTTACATTGAGGCTGCACTGGAGGATGCCCTTGTCACAAAAATGGCGAGCAGGGATGGCCTGGACGTTGATGCTGAGTCCTATGAGGAAGTGCGCGCAATTGCACTAGAACTGAACGAAGAAGTCCTCAAACCTGAGGGTTGAGCCACAGAGGGGCGAGATTTGAGCACCGAGTACCCGGCGACGCTGGAGGAGGGGACCATCCATGAGCATCCAATTTTGCTCATCGATGGTCTTTAACTCAACGTATATATGAGGCACTTTGTTGCCAACCCAACAATGAGTCAATTGGGTCACCACGCTGGTGGAATCGTTGGCTTTCTCAAGAACATACAATTGATGGCAGATAAGGTCAAACCAGCAGCTGTCGTGGTTGTCTGGGAAGGTGGAGGCTCAGCCCGCCGGAGATCTCTGTTTCCAGATTACAAGAAGGGCCGGCGTCCTCAAAAGCTGAATAGATTCTATGGAGACGACATTCCGGACAGCCATCAAAATAAGGTCAATCAGATGGCCACCATCATATCCCTATTGAAGGATGTCCCTGTTAAACAGTTGTACATTGCTGAGTGCGAGGCTGATGATATTATTGGATATCTTGTGAAGCACAAGTACAGTAATAGGAAGTGCGTCATCGTTTCCTCCGACAAAGATTATTATCAACTGTTAACGGATCGCGTGATTCAATGGTCGCCCGGCCAAAAAAAATTCATAACAACTGCAGATCTCAAGGAAAAATTTAATATCAGTGCGGTCAATTTTTGCACAGCAAAATGTCTTGCAGGTGACGCCTCAGATAACATTTCTGGCATAAAAGGTGCCGGTTTTAAGACCTTGGCGAAAAGGTTCCCACCACTAGAAACTGATGACTTTGTCTCGATTGACGATATACTTAATTTGAGCCGCGTGCACCCCCGTCGAGAAAAGGTGAAAATATACAATGACATCATTGCGAATGAACATCTTGCAAAAAGAAATTGGAAGCTCATGTATCTGGATACTAGCAACCTAGCAGCTTACCAAATCAAGAAAATAGAGGATATTATGGATGCTTCTCACAGTAACGGAAACAAGATATTGCTTGTCAAAAAACTGTTGAAAGAGGGTCTAAATATGTTCGACGCGGATTCCTTTTACATGTCAATCAACTCTGTCCTATACAGATAATACGGAACAGGATGCATCACGATACAGTGGCTGGTTCTCGAGAAAATTCTCATGTCTCTTTTGGTCACTATGGAAAAGCCTTCCAAGAGAAGATATTCCAGGGTCTGCTAACGGATCATGGGTGGTCCACACAGATGGCTGAGGTCATGCAGCCAACCTATTTTGAAGTCAAATACTTGAGCTATCTGACCGGAAAGTACTTCAGCTATTTTCAAGAATATAAGTGCTTTCCCACCCTCTCGCTCCTGATTGCGATCATTAAGGACGACTTGAAATCAGGGAATGATATCCTTCTTCGGGATCAGATCGTTGAGTTCCTGCATCGGATGAAGACGAATCCGGACATTGGTGACCTGAGCTTTGTCAAGGATAAGTCACTTGATTTCTGCAAGAAGCAGGCATTCAAGGAGGCTCTTGAGGATGCTGTTGACCTGATCTCCACGGAGAAGTTTGAGAGTGTTGTGGACTTGATGAAGAGGGCCGTTGCCGTCGGCATGCCGAGCTCCGTTGGGCATGATTTTTTCGAGGATGCCGAGGCGCGCTTTGTCAAGATTAACCGTAATGTGTGCCCGACCGGTCTCCCGCGGCTGGATGCCAAGGATATCCTGCAGGGAGGCCTTGCGCGCGGCGAGATGGGCGTTATAACAGCCAACACTGGAGTCGGAAAATCGCACTGGTTGGTGGCAATGGGCGCCAATGCGCTCCGCGTAGGGAAGGACGTTGTGCACTACACCCTTGAGCTCACGGAGATGGCAGTCGGCATTCGTTACGACTCGAACCTCTGTAGTATTTCCAACAATGAGGTGCGGGACAGAAAAGAGGAGATCTTGGATTTTTATGAAAATAATGAGGACCTGGGTCGGCTGATAATTAAGGAGTATCCGACCGGTGGCGCAACAGTGACCACTATCAGAAATCACATTGAAAAATTAATATTGCGAGGTTTCACACCCGGCTTGGTAATAATCGACTATGCTGATATCATGCGCTCGACCCGCAAGTATGATTCTCTCCGACATGAACTGAAATTGATCTATGAGGAGTTGAGAAATCTGGCGATGGAGATGAGTGTGCCCGTGTGGACCGCATCACAGGCCAATCGGGACTCTGCAAATTCTGACATTGTGGGTCTCGAGAACATGTCCGAGGCTTATGGAAAGGCCATGGTCGCCGACCTGGTGATATCGATTTCCAGGAAGCCTACAGAGAAAGCAACCAATACCGGACGGCTTTTTGTTGCAAAAAACAGGGCCGGTCGCGATGGCCTATTATTTCCCATTCACATCGACACTTCAATGTCTAAAATAGAGATTGTAGACGAACAACACATGACTCTGAGTTCTGCCATTGGACAGGATAAGGATGAAATGAAAACTGCTCTCAAGAAAAAATGGGATGAATTGAGGGGATCACGGGAATGACAATAGAGTTTTCTGAGGCCATCGAGACTTCAAAGGAGTACTTTGGAGGTGATGAGTTAGCCGCGACTGTTTTTGTGACCAAATATGCCCTCACCGACAAAGAGGGCAATATCTTTGAAGGAACCCCGGACACAATGCATCAACGCCTTGCACGCGAATTTGCAAGGATTGAAGACAAATACAAAAATCCCCTGCCGGAAAAAGAGATCTACGAACTGTTTAGGGGGTTCAAGTACATCATTCCACAAGGGTCGCCCATGGCGGGCATTGGCAATCCTTACCAGGTTCAATCGATCTCTAACTGTTTTGTGATTGAGGCGCCCTGGGACTCTTATGGCGGCATTCTTAAGGCTGATCAGGAGCTCGTGCAAATTGCAAAGAGGCGCGGCGGGGTTGGTTTTGATCTTTCAACAATTCGCCCGCGGGGCCAAGTGACTGCAAACTGTGCGCGTACGACCGATGGAATTGAGATCTTTATGGATCGATTTTCTAATTCTTGTCGAGAAGTTGCACAAAATGGCCGCCGTGGTGCCCTGATGTTGACCCTGAGTGTACACCACCCTCAGGTTGCAGATTTTGTTCGAGTTAAGCGGGACTTAAGTCGAATTACCGGTGCCAATATTTCTGTTCGTCTGAGCGATGAATTTTTGGATGCCGCAGAGGCTGATGAAGATTTTCAACTTCGATGGCCGGTCGATTCACCTGATCCTGAGATGTCTGAATATGTCTCCGCACGAGCACTGTGGGATGAGATTATTGAATCTGCACATGCATGCGGGGAGCCCGGGCTGCTGTTTTGGGACAATGCTAAACGTCTGACTCCGGCCGATATATATGAGCCTGAGGGTTTTGCTTCCACATCGACAAATCCATGCGGCGAGATTATACTGTCTCCCTACGACAGTTGTCGTCTGATGGTGATAAACCTGTTTTCTTTTGTTGTTGATCCCTTCACTGAAGCAGCTTTCTTTGATTTCGAAAAGTACGAAGAAGTTGTCCAGAAAGCGCAGCGATTGATGGATGATATGATCGACTTAGAGATTGAGCAAGTCGATAAAATTTTGGTTAAGATCGATTCCGATCCGGAGCCCGAATCAGTAAAGGCCATAGAGAGGGAACTGTGGACCAAGGTTAAAAAGCGCGGCCTCGAGGGCAGGAGGACCGGACTGGGAGTGACTGCCGTCGGCGATGCATTGGCCGGCCTAGGCATTCAATATGGATCGGCTAATTCAATTGAGTGGGTTGAGAATTTTTATAAAAGTTTAGCTCTGAATGCCTACCGATCATCGTGCATCCTGGCCCAGGAGCGTGGAGCTTTTCCCATACACAGTCACGATCGGGAAAAAGGGCACGAATTTTTGGAGCGCATCTGGGAGGAGGCGCCTGATGTTTATGACATGAGTCGACGACACGGGCGGAGGAATATCGCTCTGACAACTACGGCGCCGGCTGGCAGCGTCTCCGTGCTGACCCAGACAACATCCGGAATTGAGCCGGCATATTTGCTGTCTTATACGAGGAGAAAGAAGATTAATTCTGTCATGGAGCCCGCCGCACGGGTTGATTTTGTGGACGACACAGGGGATGCCTGGCAGGAGTACACAGTTTATCATCACAAATTCGAGCAGTGGCGGGATCAGCTTCAAGTCGGCACTGGCGAGACTATGAGTACCGAAAAACTTGTTCAGATGAGTCCATACTTTGGGTCGACTGCCGGTGATATCGATTGGACCGCTAAGGTGCGCATGCAGGCTGCAGCCCAACGTTGGGTGTGTCACGCCATTTCAAATACGACGAATGTGCCGGCTGATACGACAATTGATGTAGTAAAGGACATTTATATGGCCGGGTGGAAGTCCGGCTGCAAGGGCGTCACTGTGTATCGCGATGGGTGTCGATCAGGGGTCCTGGTCAGTAAGCCTAATTTTAGTAAATTCGAGTCTCACCCAGCGCCACCTCGGCCTAAAAAATTGAAGTGCTCAATCCATTACGCAACCATCAAGGGGGAGGCGTGGACTATTCTGGTCGGCCTTATGGATGGGCGACCCTATGAAGTCATGGGTGGGTTGCAGAAGTACATTGAGATCCCAAAAAAATTTAAAAAAGGAAAAATTTTTAAACACAGTTACAAGACTAAGAATTCTCGATACGATTTAGTGATCGGAAAACAACGTAATGAAATATTGATAAAAGACATTGTGGCTGTTTTTGATAACCCTAATCACGCCGGATTTACACGGACAATCTCCCTGGCCCTCAGGCACGGTGCACCTATACACTATGTTGTTGAACAGCTACAAAAAGATAGGGAGATGGACATGTTTTCATTTTCAAAGGTGATTGCCCGTGTTTTGAAAAACTACATCAAGAATGGGACGGCATCCAGTGACAAGGTCTGTGACAGCTGCGGTGCCGAGGACACCCTAATTTACCAGGAGGGCTGTGCAATCTGCATGTCGTGTGGCACTTCGAAATGCGCCTAGCAGAGCTAAAACAGAGGACCTAAAATGAAGTGGACGAGCAAAATATCACCGCTAATAAAAGAAATTGAACTAAGAAAGAGCCCCGTCATAGTGAGGGTCAATAAATTTAACGAGGATTCAGCAAAGGAATTTGCAAACCAGGTTGCACTAGCGCACAACACTGGACAGCCGGTAATCCCAGTAGTTATCGACTCATATGGAGGGGAGGTGTACAGCTTGATGGCAATGATAAGCTCCATCAAACACGCTGAATTGCCAGTGGCCACAATTGTTGAGGGAAAGGCCATGTCCTGTGGGGCAATCCTCTTCTCCTTTGGCGAAGAGGGATTTAGGTTTATGGATCCAAATGCCACCCTCATGATCCATGATGTATCATCCATGGATCACGGAAAGGTTGAAGAACTCAAGGCTTCCGCTGAGGAGGCTGAGAGGTTAAATCAGAAGGTATATAAGATGATGGCTAGAAACTGCGGAAAGAAGGACAATTATTTTCTGAAACGGGTCCACACCAAGAGCCACGCTGATTGGTTTCTGGATGCAGCTGCAGCAAAGAAGTGTAACTTGGCAAATCAATTGAGGGTTCCGAGTCTGAGGATCGCCATCGACGTTGAAATTGAGTTTGATTGAGGCGGACCGAGAGCGCCTAGGGATAAAAATGAGCAAAAGGATTGAAATTTATGGAGACGGCATCGGACGTGTGGAGTTGGTTGATCATCTTGGCAGCGATCTTACCGTGGTCAATTCTGCTCGCGTATCTTTTGGTGCTCATAAGGAGGCGCTGGACAAGAAAGACAAAAAACTGATCAACTATCTCATCAAACATCAGCACACTTCGACGCTCGAGCACTGCGTGGCCACCTTTTACTTCAAGGTGCCCCTCTATGTGCGGAGCCAGCACCACCGGCACAGGACCTGGTCCTACAACGAGATTAGCCGACGCTATACCTCAGAGAGTTTGGAATTCTATGAACCGACTGATTATCGGATACAACACGAGAACAATCGCCAGGCATCCAGGTCCGGTGAGCTAAAAAATCCCCTCCTTTCATTCGGGACAGAAGAGTGGGGATACTCCGGGTATGCGCCTGAGCTGGTCAAAAAATATCATCAAAATTCGGTCACTTTTTACAGGGCGCTGCTGAGGGCCGGAATATGCAGGGAGCAGGCTCGTGGTGTGCTGCCACAGAACCTCTATACGGAGTACTACGGCACAGTCAACCTGCACAATGCTCTCAAGTTCTGTGCCTCGAGGCTGCATGAGGGCGCCCAGTGGGAGATTCAACAGGTGGCCATGGCAATGTTGAGCATTATGCGTGATCTGTGGCCTATTACAGTCCAATCCTGGATTAAAAACCTTGAGGATCCCAAACTTCGGAAGGCTTTTTTGGCCGACCAGAGTCCCAAAATCTAGGAATTGCTGCTATTTCTTAAGTGGGGGAATAATTACTCTTAGCATTGCGGAGTCGTTCATGCCCACTATAAAAGACAAGTCTTCCTTCGTCCGTCTGCGAGATCTTCGCGAAAGGCTTTGCAAGGATAAAACTGACAAAGATTGCAATAATTCCATAATCATAGAGCAGCTGCACGAATTAAACGGCCTCATCTGCGATGAGGCCGTTGATAGGCGTTTGTTGGTCGATAAGCTGTCCGAGATAATCTGCCTGATCTCCATGGCCGAGGTGCACAATGGCTGATGACGGCTGGGCTGAATATTCTAGGCTTGTGCTCAAGGAGCTCGAGACGTTGGCCGAGGGCCTGCAGGGGATCAACTTAGAGATCCAGAGTCTCAAATCGGACATAGGGGAATTGAAGGTCAAATTCGATCGCGTCGATGAGCTCCGGGAATGGAAGCTGAAGGTCGATGAGGTCACCTCCCCGACCCAGCTCAAGGAGGCCCTGGCACAGATAGAGGACCTCAAGCAGTTCAAGGTCAAGGCCATCACCATCTTTGCTGTTGCCCAGTTCGCAATGGCAATGGCCATGTGGGCTATAAAGGCTTTTTAACAATGGGCAAACTAGACGACTTCAAGGTCTTGGGGTATATCCGGCCTGAGGCCTCTTTCTATACTTTGGGAGAGTGGCACAGGGTTGTCGAAGCCCTCATTGATCTGCAAAATCAGGGCATGGACACGCGTGGCGGCGAGATAAGCTGTAAGCATGCACAGTTCTGCAGTCCGGAAGACTTTGGATATTTCACCGGCATCATAGCGGATCATTTCTGGTACCAGCTCTCGATCGAGGCGGATCGTTACGATCTCCTGACTAAAAAGGTCGTCCTGGACTTTGTGGAAGATTTTGTCAACCACCGTTTCTGGTCTTTTGAGCGCGAGTACACCTCCTATTTTCAGGACATAAACCGGCTCAGGTTTGCCTATTTCTACTCCCGCGGCGATCTGGAGCCCTATGTGATGCTGGACGACGAGTATACCCTCCAGATCTACGGGTCGCTCGATAACCCTGCGGTCGTGCAGCACTTCACGAACGACGAGGGCCTGGCGCGGATTGAGCAGGCGATCGCCTCAGGGGAGGGCTTCGATATTTCCGCCTTCACCCAGGCCGAGAGGCCCTTTTTTAGGTCCGAGTCCAACCTGGTCGTGGAGATGTTGGGAAACATTCGTGCAGCGTTTCGAAGCGATATAAAATCACTAGCCTTGGACAATGGTCGACGGGCCTGCAACATGCACCGCCTGGAGTATCCGGGCCGTCAGGCCAACAATATCTGCTATGACATTCCCAC